CGACACAGACTAACGCGATCACTGCTGCAGGCATTGCCGCTGATGCGATAGGTGCGAGTGAGCTGGCTGCAGATGCAGCGGCTGAGATTGCAGCAGCTGTGGCTGCGAGCTTGACTATCCCGACGCCGGAGGAGATAGCTGACACACTTCTAGATTTGGCTGATGGGGTAGAGAGTGGCCTCACGCCGAGGCAGTTCATGCGCTTAGCGGCGGCCGCCCTCTACGGGGTGAGTTCGCGCTCCGCTGGTCAGAGGATCTATAGAAGCACTGACAATGCGAAGGATAGAATCACTGCCACGGTGGAGAATGGAGATCGGTCGTCAGTCTCGTATGATAAGAGCTAGCTCATGTTCTTCGCAGACTACTTCGACGATGACTACTTCGACGTGGAGTATTGGGGAAGCCCAATTCTGGCGCCTGATTGGGTGACAGACGCTTCTGTTAGCGTTGGTTGGACTGAGGGGAATGAGGTGGCGAATACGTGGACTGCAGAGACCGCGACAACTGATGGGTGGAATGTATGACGAGGGACGAGGGAATTGCTAGGATCAGGGAGCAGTTGGCGTTCAAGCAGACGCTGACTAGCACGATCATTAGCAACATGCAGTTGGCGCAGATCCAGTTGCAGTCACTGCCGACTCTTCCGTGGTTTCTGACGAGTGAGGACTCCTACGCGACGACTACGGCTAGTGAGGAGAGGATTCTGTTGCCTTCGAACTTCCTGCAGGAGGCAGAAGACGCTCGAGTGTATTATCGCCCGGATGATTGGCCGGATGAAGATGAGGTGGAGTTGAAGAAGGAAGATTATGATCAGTTGAAGAGAGACTTTCTTGGGGTGGAAGATGGCCCGCCGCAAGCCTACGCTCTGTTGGGCGGCTACTTCCGTATCTTTCCTTTGCCGGACGCGGTGTATACCTTGCGCATGATTTATATGAAGGAAGATGAGGTGCTGGATACGAATATTGAGAATGGGTGGTTGAAGTATAATCCCTTGCTTCTGTTAGGGACTACTTTGAAGTTGGTGTCTAAGGGGCCAATCAGAGATGTGGTGGCCGACGGCATTGCTGATCAGTGGATTACCATTGGTATGAAGGTGAATAATGATAAGGATGCGTCGCGTGCGATGACTAATCGTGAGGACCAAATCGGGGGGAGGCACTGGTAATGGGACTAGAGACCGCAAGTTACATCACACAGTTGGTGCCCACTAATCCGGTTGTGGGCGATGATGTTAGTCAGGGTGATGATCACCTGAGGATGCTGAAGACGGTTCTGCAGACGAATTTTCCTAACGCCAGCAAGGCGTTCTATTTGCCGTCGTCGATTGCCGAACAGGCGGGCGCAGTAACTGTGACTGGGACTGATGATGGGAAGGTCATTCCGGTCAATGCGGATGCTGCGCCACGCTTGGTGAGTTTGCCCGCGGCGCCAGTGGACGGCTTCCGAGTGACGATTGTTAAGACTGACGATGACACTGCGAATGCGGTGACTATTGATCCGTCAGGAGCGACACTTATCAATGGCGAAAGTACTATCTCTTTGACGAGAGAGTTTGAGTCGGCTGAGTGTGTGTATTTGTCGACGTATGGGGCGTGGCTCGCGATGCGGAGCACAGGGGTTAGCCCGTTTGCTTCGACTGATGTGACGCCGATCGCCCAGGGCGGAACTGGACAGATTACTGCGGCTGCGGCCTTCGATGCTTTGAGTACGCCTCGAGCTGACGTGGCTAGTGGAGCTACGCTCGATCTAGACACCAATAATAGTGGGTATTTGAGGGTAACTGGCACGACTACTATTACCGCTATCACGCTTGCAGCGGGGCGGAAGCGCTTACTTCTGTTTGCTGATGCGCTTACTCTGACGCATGGCGCTAGCCTGATCTTGCCGTCGGCGGCCAACATCGTGACTGTGGCGGGGGATCTTGCGCTGGTTGTTGGCGAAGCTGCTGGCGTCGTGCGTTGTGTTAGCTTTATGCGCGCGAGCGGAGCTAGCGTAGCTCTGGACTCGACCTTCATCCCTGCGAGAAGTTACGCGGAGTACGACACTAACACTGACATCACTGCATCTATTCCTAGAGACGATACTGCTCCACAGGATAGTGAAGGGCTTGAGTTGAGTTGGACTGCTGGGTCGAATGAGATTACACTTAGGAGAGCCACTAGTAGGATTCGCGCTACTTTTATGGGTTGGGGTGAGTGTAGGAGTGCGCAGAATGATGACATCACAGCATGGATTGCAGCACTTTTCCTTGATGGAACTGCTTCTGCACTCAAGACAGCTATGACTGGCCCTAGTGCATCGAATGTTCTTAGTGCAAGTTTTCCTGGAACACAATGCTTGGCTATGGAACATGAGTTTGCGCCAGGGAGCGTGGGGCCACATACGGTTAATGTGAATGTAGGGGTAGACCCTCAAGTAGCTGGAGCAACTTTGCGTCTGAATGGTTTCTTGACAGGTAGGGCTTTTGGTGGGACTTCTAAGGCAACGCTGATCTTGCAGGAGATCTTCGTTCCATGACTCTGATCCCCATCCATAATATTGGCGCTATTGGTGTTATTGCCGATAGGCCTGCGCACACGCTTCCGCCAGAGGCGTGGACGAGCAGTCAGAACATGCGCTTCATCCGGAAGCAAGCCTATAGGATGAAAGGCCATTCGCAGGTTCTAGGAACGCCTTCGGTTGATCCAGGTTTCTTGCTAAATGTTCCGGGCTCCGGCGGGTCGAGCTTTTGGCTTTATGGGGATACTGCTCATGTGTATGTGAATGATGGAGGAGTGCATACGCAGATAACGCGCTTGGCTGGGGCTTCGCCATATACGGCGGTTAATTTGTGGGACTGGAATACTTGTGTTCTGGGAGGCATACCAATTCTGAATAATGGTGCTGACGTGCCCCAATACTGGCCTGCGCTTAGCGCAGGAACGGATCTGGCTGACGCGCCGTTCTGGGCTACTTATCCGGATGCGAACTTGCGTGCGAAAGTTGTCCGGAGTTTTGGGAGGTTTGTGGTTGCACTTAATACGACTAGTGCAGCTGGCCTGTTTCCGAATAGGGTTATCTGGTCTCATGGGGCTGATCCGGGCTCACTTCCTTCGAGTATTGATGTAAGTGATCCCACGGTGGATGCTGGTCAGAGTGATCTGACTGACGTACTTTCTGGCGAGATAAGAGATGGGTTGATTCTGGGGAGCTTCTTCTACATCTACAAGGAGGCTGCGACGCATGTTATGAGGTTTGTCGGCGGACAGGACATCATGTATCTGGATTTTGTTCTGAATACTGGCATCTTGGCTACTCGGTGTGTTTGTCTTATTGACAGGGGTCGTCGCCACTTTGTTGTGACTGAGGATGACATCATCTTCCATCGCGGTTCTAAGGAGTCGCATGAGAGCGTGGTGGAAGAGAAGGACAGAGAAACGATCTTCACCGAGCTCAACCAAGATGCGAGGGATACTTGTTTTGTGTTTGAGAATGCACAGACAAATGAAGCCTTCTTCTGCTATCCGACGTCGGGTGCATCTCTGCCTAATAAGGCGTTTGTGTGGAACCACAAATACAATACGACGTACTTCAGGTCGTGGAATGGCCTTGATGTGGGTTATGGAGCTATTGTTGACTCGACTGGGTTGACCTGGGCTACGGTTACTTCGACTTGGGACACGATCGACGGGCCTTGGAGCATAGTGGGAGGCAAGGCTCTGGTTATTGCTGATCCCGACGCGACGAAGTTTTACCAACTTGAGTTGGGGGATGTCTATGGTGATTCTGTTGTGACGTCTTTCTTAGAGAGGACGGGGTTGGCGATTGTGGGGAAGGATCGCCAAGGCGAAGCGAAAGTAGATTATGAGTCGATTAAGCAGGTTAGCAGAGTTTGGGCTAAGATTCGTGGGGCGGGTGCGGCGAATGTGCAGGTGCAAGTGGGTTCACAAGAGGAGTTGGATGGCACCGTGACTTGGTCTTTGCCTAAGACTTTTGACCCCGCGGTGAAGTACTTGGATTTTGATGATGAAGCTGGGGTGAGTGGGAGGTTGAATGCTATTAGGTTCTCTTCTGCTGTGGATGCTCATTGGCAGCTCGAAGGCTACACGCTTGAGGTGAATGTGATCAGTCAGCTCTAGGAGGGGAAGATGGCAGTCAGTTCGAAATTCAGGCTCTCTCAGAGAAGCATCAATAATCTGGATGTGCACAAGGACCTGAAGAGGGTGGCGTTGAGAGCGCTGGAGCTCTCGAAGGTAGACTTCATCATCACTGATGGCGGGAGGACTCTCGAGGAGCAACAGCACTACGTACGCACGGGGAAGAGTAAGACTATGAAGAGTAGGCACCTTGGCGGCTTCGCCCTGGATTTTGTGGCGTGGGTGGATGGGAAGATTAGCTATAAGCTTGAGCCGATGAAGGCGGTGGCGGACGCGTTCAAGCAGGCGGGGGAAGAGCTCCTAGGGCCTGGGAGGATTGAGTGGGGTGGGGATTGGAGAACCTTCGTAGATAGACCTCATATCCAACTCTCTTCTCGGTGGTACTCCTGATGTTTGAGAGACCACTTACTACGCTGTTTGCAGCGTTCTTCCTGACTCTCGTAGTTGGCGCTACTACCCTTGGGTGGACCTTCTGGTGGCAAGAAAAGGCGAGTTGTGAAGCGAAGTGGCTCGGCTCGATTGAGAAGGCGAATGCGTGGTGGAGGCAAAGACTGAGTGAGGAGACTGAGAAGCTCTATGAGGCAGATGTAAAGGGTGAAGAGGCCATTCAGACAGCCTTTGCGTTGAGGAGAGAGAACGATGAGCTTCTTGCTAAGCAGAAGAAAGAAGTGCCTCTTTCTGATCCATGTGCTAGTTGCCGCGTTCCTTGGGAGTGGATTTGGGTGCGGAAGGAACGAGAGCCCAGAAGTGGCAGTTAAGCCGCTAGACATACCCAAGGTGCGCGGTGCGTTGATGAAGCCGGTGCAGAAGAAGGGGTGCTTACAGCCGGAGCAGG